TGTACATGAATACGGCCGCGGTGGCCGCAAGCATTGGCATCTTGTTATTTTTAACCATGATTTTAAGGACAAAACTTTCTTCACATCAAATAAAGGTAATACAATTTACACTTCACAGACTCTTTTAGAACTTTGGCCATATGGCCATAATACCATAGGAAACGTAACAGAAGCTTCGGCAATGTACCAAGCTCAATACACACAAAAGGACATAAAAAATGGCAACACCAATTGTAACAAGGGTCCACGCGACCAAAGCAGCCCTTTCCTTCTTATACGACCATCAAAGTCACGCGTACCGATACTGCATGAGCGTGCTAGTGAAAATACGTCAGAAAAAATGCATAATCCAATTGTAACAACGGCCCCTCCCATGCGCGGCGTCGCCTTCGGACATCGCTATTGTGCACTGCGACACATGTACAACCCAGACAGTACTGAGGCTTCCGCTGCTATGCACCTACGCGCACTAGGGAAGTTGCGCACCGAAAAAATCGTAGAAAAAAATGACAAACCGAATTGTAACAACCCCACCCCGTAAGCCAATGTCCGCGCTTAAAAGAGAAGCGCTACTATGTCTGTACAGCAGACACCCATACATCTTCTTGTACATGAACCACATCGCGGAGTCTCGGAAAAATGTTCCTAACTAGACACAAGCATATTGCCAGCTACAAAAGAATGGCGCTGCTCTTTGCATACGAAGGACGCAAGGACAGGCTCGTGTGGAACTTGTGTGTCTTGGTAGGGCACAGGTTGATAAAATGACAAACGACTCTGAGAAGTTAGTCGCGCTATACTTCTACTACACAAACGAACCGATGTCTGCCCGGCGCTGGATGCAGATAATAGTTGACGGAATTGTGTGGCGCAGGGGGAAGAAATGACACGCCCCTACAACCCCACCACCCTCCTAAACAAACTCGCCGTGCTACAATATGCGTACATGGGCTACCCCCTGCGCTTCACTGCCGCCATTAAGGTGCTCGTATGGAGTAGGGGGAAGAAATGAGAACCAGCCGTAGAAAAACCCCGCCCGCACTTCGTCTCCGAGCCGCTAGAGAGCGCCGTCTAGCGAGTCTGTACAAAAGGGCTGCTTTAACCGGCATGTACAACAGCCCCACCTACTACCGATATGAGTTGGGGCGGCTATGTTCTCAGTACCGCAGACACTACAAAGGCCCATATGCTCACTTATGAACAGCGCAAGATCGTGTTGTTAAAATACTATACGGAAAGTGCCGCCTATGCCGGTGCTCTCATAGACTTCTTTCTGAGCCGCAATCGCGTGCGCCGTGTAGCGTTTGTGGAGTTCAACCGATCATGACAAACCGTCAAATCTGGATGCCGTACATCCTGCACTGCCTGTACAATCGCCACCCTGACGTGGCGCGGATACACGTCAAGAACTACCTAGCCCAGGTTCGGAGGGGAGGATGATCCAAGAACGCGACTACGAGGTACGGTTTCACTCTGGCAAAAGCATCAGA